TCCTTCCCTGCGTGCTTCTGCGTCGTCTTCGAGGCGTCGTACTTGATAGACTCCTTGGTCCCGCCGAGGACACCGAGTACGTCAGCACGACCGCCCCCGCGACCCCGCCGCCGACGCCCTCCGCATAGTCCCATGGCGACCCCAGCCAACTTGCCTAATCCTAGGAGGATTACCCCTTGTCTCACGCTCCATTCGACGCGCCCTTCGCGCACGGTATCTACAAGCAGAAGTACGCCCACCCCGGAGAGGAGTGGGGCTCTACGGCGATCCGAGTCGTGGACAACGTCATGGGCGCGGTGGACATGCACCGCACCGATGAGGCTGACCGCCTGACCGCCCTGATCGGCCACCGGAAGTTCGTCCCCGGCGGACGCTACCTGTACGCCTCCGGCCGCGACCTGCATCAGGTCCAGAACTGCGCCCTGTACCGAGCTGAGGATACGCGCGAGGGGTGGGCCGAGTTGTCGTACAAGATCGAGATGGCGCTGATGACGGGAGCGGGCATCGGCGTGGACTACTCCGCGCTACGCCCTGCTGGCGCGCCCATTTCGCGCACGGGTGGATTCGCCTCCGGCCCGCTCAGCAAGGCCCGCATCACGAACGAGGTTGGACGCGAGGTCATGCAGGGCGGCGCGCGCCGTTCGGCCATCTGGGCGGGCCTTGCGTGGTGGCACGCGGACGTGTTCGACTTCATCCGCGCGAAGGACTGGCCCGAGTGGGTCAGGAAGGTCAAGGCGGGAGAGGACGTGGAGCTTGCGGACGGGACTGTGATCCCGGGAGACCTCACGTTCCCTGCCTCCCTGGACATGACCAACATCAGCGTCATCCTGGACCGCTCCTTCTTCGAGGCCTACCACGACCCCTACAACGCGGGCGACGAGCAGGGCTATCGCGCCCCCGATGGGCGGACGTGGCACGAGTGGGCGCACGAGGTTTACGACCTCGTCATCGACAAGATGTTGACCACGGCTGAGCCGGGCTTCTCGGTGGACTACGACAACCCGCGCGAGAGCTTGCGAAACGCCTGCACCGAGATCACCTCTGAGGACGACTCGGACATCTGCAACCTAGGGTCGCTCAACCTCGCCCGATTCACCTCGAAGGAGGAGTTCGGACAGGCCGTCGAGCACGCGACGCTGTTCCTTCTCGCCGGCACTGTGTACTCGCATCTTCCGCACGAGGAGGTCCACGTCACGCGCGAGAAGAACCGCCGCCTCGGGCTCGGCATCATGGGAGTCCATGAGTGGCTGCTGGCTCGGGGTAAGAAGTACGGCCCGGATGAGGAGCTTGGCGAGTGGCTAGAGGAGTACGAGCGTTCGACCGAGTACGCCCACAAGTGGGCTGACCGCCTCGGACTGAGCCGCCCGGTCAAGACGCGCGCCATCGCCCCCAACGGCACCATCGGAATTCTGGCCGAGACGACCACGTCGGCTGAGCCCATCTTCGCGGCTGCCTACAAGCGCCGCGTTCGGAACGCCAGCGCCCATGGCGACACGGTGGAGTTCGAGTACGTGGTTGACCCCACCGCTGCCCGGCTGGTGGACGCCGGAGTCGACCCCAACCTCATCGAGGACGCCTACACCCTGTCGTATGACGTGGAGCGCCGCGTGGCCATGCAGGCGTGGCTACAGCAGTACGTCGATCACGGTATTTCGTCCACCGTGAACCTGCCGTACGTCATCAAGGACAACCAGGAGCAGCGTGAGTTCGGTGAGATGTTGATGAAGTACCTCCCGAAGCTGCGTGGCATCACTTGCTACCCGGATGGGTCTCGCGGCGGTCAGCCCCTCACGTCGGTCCCGCTGGAGTACGCGCTCGACAAGACTGGCGTGCGATTTGAGGAGAATGAGGAGCGGTGCGTGGGAGGTGCCTGCGGGGTCTAGACCTCAAGCTGAGCTTGAGGGCTGCTACACTACCTGAGCTTCACCTCCTCCCTCGCGGCCCGCTTCGGCGGGCCGTTCCATTTTCTGCGTCACGACGGGACGTACCATCTCTCGTATGGAGCTTCCCGCTGAGATGTTCGTCAAGCCGGTCGACGGCACGCCGGACTTGTTCCAGTTCCGCTACGACTTTGCCCTAGAGGGCAAGGCCGCCCCCGACGCTCCGGTTGTTACGGAGATGGAGGACGGCGACCTGCTGATTGAGGGCTACGCAGCGGTGTGGGACGGCGATGACCGCCAGGGTGAGAACTTCGCTCCTGGTGCGTTTGCGGCCAGTCTCAAGAAGTTCCTGGATGGCCAGGCCGCGCTCTGCTACCACCACCAGCACGATAAGTGCTTGGGGAAGGTGCTCGACCTTCGCGAGGAGGGCAAGGGCCTTTACATGAAGGCCCGCGTGGACGGCTCGATCAAGGATGACCCTCGACTGTCCTCGATCTACCGTCAGATCAAGCGCGGAACCTACAACGGACTCTCGACCTACGGCTACTTCACGCGCGGAGTCGGCGCGCTGGCCAACAAGATCATCAACACCGACCTCACCGAGATCAGCATTACTCCAGTGCCGGTTCACCCCGGAACTTCGCTGGCGGTTATTGCTGGTAAGGCCCTCGTGGAGGACGTCCAGGTGCCCGACAAGGTCACTGTTGATCTGCCGGATGGTACGGAGGAGATTCGCGAGGACGACCTGATGTGGCTCAACGACTCGCTTGAGTCCATCGAGCGCATCCTTGAGCGGATCGAACAGCGTAAGACCGTCAACACGGACGCCGCGTAGCGGCTGTCACACCCACCTCTAGAGTTAGGATCACGATGAAGACCTTGAAGGAGATCACCGAGGCCCTGTCCGCCCTTGAGGAGCGAGGCAACGCGGTCTTTGCAGACGTTGAGGCCGGCAGCAAGACGGCCGAGGAGGCTAAGGCTCTCATCGAGGAGATGAAGCCGCAGCTGGATGTCCTGACTGCTGAGCGCGACTCCGCGCTACAGGTTGAGGAGATGAAGTCGCTCAAGAGCGAGTTCACCTCTCTCCAGTCGGTCATCGAGGATCTTCGTAAGCCGTCCGGAGAGTTCACTCTCGGCGTGGACGACGCTGGCGTTTCCGATGACGACCCGTACGAGGGCAAGTCCCTCTCCATCTTCCAGGACATTCGCCTCGCCAACAAGGGCGATCAGTCCGCCAAGGACCGCCTCACGGCGGGCTTCGAGGGTCTGAACTCCGAGGGTAAGGCCATGACCGAGGGCACTGCCGCCCAGGGTGGCTACCTCGTTCGCCCGCAGGTCGAGCGTCAGATCGTCCAGGCCCGTGAGTTGGACAACGTCCTTCGTGGCCTCTGCTCGAAGCTGAACGTCACGTCCAACAGCATCCAGCTGGACCAGATCGGCCTCAGCACGACTGCCGGATGGGTCGCGGAGCTTGCGACCAAGCCCGAGTCGACCGGCATGACGCTGGCGACTGTCACGGCCAGCGTCTTCACGGCGGCCGGACTGGCGACGATCTCCAACCAGCTGCTCGCGGACTCCAACCCCGCTGTCGACGGCCTTGTCACGGCTGACCTCGCCAAGCGACTTGTCGCTCTGGAGGAGGCTGCCTTCATCGCCGGTGACGGCACGGGCAAGCCGCTCGGCATCCTGAACACCCCGGGCATCGGCGCGACCGCGCTGACCGCCACGGACATCCTCTCGCTACTGGACGCGATCCTCGACGCCGTCGCGGCGGTCGAGACCAACCACGGCGCTCCGTCCGCCATCCTGATGCACCCGCGCACCTGGACTCGCATCCTCAAGTCGCGCGACGCTCAGGGCGCGTTCTACATCGACCCGGCCGGTGGCCCGCAGGACCCGCGTACGGGTCTCCGTGGCCCGGTCAAGTCCCTCTGGGGCTACCCGGTCGTGACCTCGAACCGCGTGCCGACCAACCTCGGGACCGGCACGAACGAGTCGCGAGTCATCGTCGGTGACTTCCGCGAGGCGCTCATCCTCGACCGCCAGGGCATCACCGTGGACGAGTCGAGCCACGTCTACTTCACCACCAACCAGACCGTGTTCCGCGCGGAGCAGCGAGTCGGCTTCACCGCCGCCCGCACCCCGCTCGCGTTCAACGTCGTCGGCGGCGCTGGCCTCGCCAACGGCTAACCAGGAAGGAACTGACTAGCAATGGCTGAGAACGACTACACCCCGCCCGTCGAGGAGACCCCTGTCGAGGAGTCCGCGCCCCGCGCTGCTGACTCCATCGAGCAGCCGAAGGTCGCCGTTCCCGCGAACGCGCTCGTCGGTGACGACGCGAAGCTCGACCCCCGCGAGGCGGATGTCGACGTGAACAAGGACTCCGTTCCGGCTCAGACGACGGGCGCGCCCGCCGTCGAGGTTGACACGGTCTACGTCCACGAGACCTCTGTCCAGCTGGACGAGGTCATCACCGACCCGCATTCGCCGCTGGCGGTTCAGGTCCCGGACGAGGGTCGGGGCTTCCTGACCCTCCCGATCCATGGCCTCGACGCTCCTCGCCCGGAGGACGTGTTCGACGCCGCCCGCAAGGACGAGTCCTAGCACTTCACCCGCTACACCACCTACCTCTGACGGCCCGCCTCGTGCGGGCCGTCTGCGTTTAGGTGGCGGACCGCAACGTACACTAGATCCATGGAGATCACCCTTCTACTAGGCAACACGAGCGTCTTGGAGGACGGTCAGCCTGTTGACCTTGGAAACCGAATTACTGAGGTCAAGTTCCCGGAGGGCTACCCTGCGGCAGACCAGCTTCCGGCGATCAAGGATTTGTGGCCTAGTCACTCGGACGCTGGCCCTGAGTGGGTGGAGTGTGACGACGATCCTCTCCTAGCCCAAATGGTGGCGCGCACGTTCACTACCCCCGACCATGAGTGTGTCGTGGGGCGGCCTAAGGGCTGGAAGGAGTCCTAGTCATGAAGACCACCGTTGGCATCGACGCCATCTGCAAGCAGATCAGCGACACGTCGGCCCCGCCTGCTGCGTTCAATTACATCGGCCTCACGGCGAACTCCGGCGCTCCCGCCGCTGGCGACACCACCCTAGCGGGCGAGATCACCACCGCCGGAGGCGGCTTGGTCCGCGCTCAGGCAGTGTTCGCCCACACCAATGGAACTTCTAGCTATACGCTTACGAAGACGTTCACCGCCAATGGCAGCGATTCCCTCCCCGTCACTATCGCCAAGATCGGAGTGTTCAACGCAGCCTCCGGCGGAACGCTCGGGTTTGAGACTCTTCTGTCCTCTACGGCCACACTGGCCGCGTCTGGTGACGCTCTGACTATCACCGACACGGTCTCGATCACCTAAGCAGGCCTCGTGGCTGACGGCGTTGACGTTCCTGGGACCTACGGGGTTGCCACCGACCAGGACCCTGCCACCCAGAAGCACTACCAGAAGATCAAGGTTGCCTTCGGCGGCTCTGATGTCTTCATTCTGGTAGACGACACTAATCGCTTCCCCGTTAGCAACAAGCCCACCTTCACTCCCAAGGGCTACCAGCAGCTGCCCGTCACTGCGACGGCGGGAGGACTCACTGTGCCCTCCGGGGCGGTGTTTGCGCTCATTCGAGCCGCCGGGTCGGTAAGGTGGCGCGACGACGGGGTGAACCCCACTACCAGTGTCGGCATGCTAATGCAGGCGGGTGATCAGATTCTCTACGACGGAAATCTCGCCGCTATCAAGTTCATTGCCGGAGTAGCGACGACGCTCGACATCTCCTACTACGCCTGATGCCCTCCTTCTCCCGCGCAGTTCCTCAGCAGTATTTCAACGTTCGTGATTACGGCGCGACCGGCGACGGTGTCACCGACGACACAGCGGCGATCCAGGCGGCGCACAACGCTGCGCGCCAGGCCCCTGGTCGCGGCACCGTCTACTTCCCCGGAGGGGTTTACGTCACAGACACGATCACCTGGAATCCGACCGCAACCCCCGCCTATTCCACCGTCAACTGGGTCGGTGAGGGGCCGCGCAACACGACCATTCGGAAGAAGACGGGCAACGACGGCCAGCCGATCCTAAACATGGACTTCACCACGGTCAACAACCCCGATCAGGAGGGGCTGCTGATCGAGGGCATCTGGTTCCATGGAATCTCCGTTAGCACGGGCGTGGCGATGACTGGACCGGCGGTAGCGATCAAGTACGGCGCTCGCCTGACGTTCCGCCGCACCATCTTCTACGGGGCCTCCGTGGGATGCCAGCTAGATGGCTCTCTCATCAACAACTTCCACGACTGCCAGTTCTATGTCTGCACGACGGGACTCAAGCAGCGCTCCATCTCTGTGCCGCAGATTATGGAGGCCAACATCAACGTCTACCGCAACTGCGGATTCGTTAGTTGTGGTACCGGCGCTGACCACTCCGCTGGAAGCCTCCCCATCTTCGATGGCTGCGTCTTCGAGTTGAACACCACTCGTGCCCTGCTGCTCACTGCGACCGGGTCTCTCCAGCCCATGGCTCCCGCCGTGGTGCGGAACTGCTGGTTCGAGATGAACGCGAACTACCACATCGACGTCGCCCCCGACACCAGCACCACCGCGCTGCCGGTCATCGTGCGCGACTCGTTTTGCTGGGAGCATCCGACCGCGCCCGCTGGCCTGTTGGCGGCCATCCGCGTTCAGTCCCGCACGGGACACGTCCTCGTAGACGGCGTGTCCCACAGCACGGGCAGCACGCAGCCGCTCGTCTCGCACGCGGGCTCTCAGAAGGTCAAGATCGTCAACAGCTACGCCTCCAACGGCACGCTGGCGTCGGGCACCGGCACCAACGTCACCGCTAACGCCGGCGACAACTTCTAGGCCGATGGCACGCTGGTTCCTGTCGCGCATCGTGGGCGACGGCGGCGAGCATGACCCGTTGCGCGCCGCTGTTGGGGACAAGCCGGGCGTGCTCGCCTACGTCGCGCAGATTCCGTCCCTGCCGAACGGTCTC